CATCCTGACGCTGTGCTTGCAGCAATGGGATACAAGGACCCCTATCTAATCGGAGAAAAAGATCAGCTTAAAGTAATGGCCACTTTTAAACGAATCCAGGCTGAGACCCAGGTTGAAATTCATGTTTCTCAAATCGGGGCAGTTGCAGTAGGCACGGCTGTTATAGAAGAACTTGATAAAATTCGGGATGAGATAGCCGCAAAATTTAAAGAAAAAATGCGCCGCTAAAACGTCCGCCTGACATCCACTCCGAACTCCAGCCCGACCCTCCAAAACGCCTCAAGGCTTTCGTCGGCCAGGGCGGAGATATGCTCATTCCAGGATATCTCCCTGGGCAAAAATTCAACGATTCGGAATTGACCTTCGACGAAATACTGACTGAATAGTTTTATGAGCTTGATCTTCTCGGCTACATTCGCCTGGCAGCAATCCCCGGAGCACGTCCCCCGCTTCTCGGGCGGGATCTGATTCCAGGTCTGAGTCGTACCGCCGTCGTCTGATAGGCCAAGTAGATGAAACTTGGAGTAGCCGGCCAGCCAAGCCTCAAGGGACGTGGAGCCGGGCGGGGTGTGATCTACAAGGGCGATCCCATGCTCTATAATTGCGAGATAGGAATTGTCGGGATAATTCCCGTCCTCATCCGAGATGGCCCCGACGATCTTATGGGCTGTCCGACCACCGCCTGAGAACGTGATCGGCTTGGCGATCCCGAGGCCGATGAGATAATCCACTCTCGGCTTAGCCCAGGCCAGAGCCCAAGCCAGGGTAACGTCATCATCATCGAAACGCTGGAGTTCATTCCCCAGGCCGATGATATTCCCTTCTGAGCCGCCTATCGCGGCCAGTACCCGGTCAACCGCCGCCTTCCAGTAGGCCAGGGCGGTTGGCGAAGTATCCATCCAGCCATAGACGCCATTGATGTTCCGACGCCAACAATCCCAGGGCCGGTCCCAGGAGCACTGATCGGCCATGTCCACATAGAGGCCGACTTCATAGCGGCCGAGCATGGTGGCCATGTCATGAAGATTCTCATAATAGAGTGGGTTCGGTTTATCAAGATTCCATCCACCGTCTGCCTCTTGTTCATAGGGAAACACGCAACCGTTAGGTCCATCATCAGCCCAACCTGGAAAAAATATTCTCATGACGAAAAGCCCGGCTCCGCCTACGCGCTGACAAAACTGCTCCTTTTCTTCCGGCGTATATCTTTGCCACTTGCTCTGGGCATCCAGCCAGGCCAGGACCAGCCAGGGGGAGGCCAAGACGTTCCGTGCATGACGCCGGCAATAGAGATCGGGGGCCCCAGCCTCAGCGACCTCGACCACATCCGGGCAGCAGGCCACGGCCCGCCGGCCGGTCTCGGAGCAAACCTTGACCCCCCTATGGACCTGACAGGGCGTAGTCGGTTGCTGTCCGATCGTGAAAGTCCGCACCTCTTTAACCGGGCACCACTCCACGGGCAGCAGGCTGCTCGTTGAGCAGACCTCGACCTGGACCGTCTGCGGATGCGGCGGCGGGCAGGCGGTAAAGACAAGAGCCAGAGCCAAGATCAAAAGTAGAGTTAGTTTTTTCATTTTAAATAAGTCCTTCGAATTTCACATAAAGATACCGAACGCTTCCTAATTTATTCTGGATTTTTAGCGTCCCGCCGTTAAAATATATATTTATCTTATTCGGCGTATCTTTGACCATTGAAAGAAACGTGGATGCGGCCACCTGGAGAATTGTCCCCTTGCCGATAAGATACATCCCTTGATAACCGGAAGTGACATCCACGCCCCATAATTGGCCAACCGCCGCGTTGGTGATGCCTGTATCCAAAATAGTATTCGGCTGGACATTATCATCATTGATTATGCAACCCGGACCATTTTCTAATATTGGCATTTTCATTACCTCGAAGCCGTCAAATCAATATGAAGCCAAGCCCAATCTATTCGCGCATATCGGCTTGTTGTCCCCGCTGATTTAATGAGAGAATAAATAGCCGCCGTATTGCGACCTGCCCCACTCGGAATATTTGCCACATTCGATCCTACGGAAGTTCCATTTATAAAATATTCTACAGACGTTGCATTCAAATTGACCACGACCTTGAGCCTTATCCATGCTCCAGCGACTGCGGCCACGGTCGTATCAGTAGAAGTTAAGACCGAATTGGATACCGTATTTCGATACCAATTTGGATTTGCTCCGGCATCAGTGTAATAAAAATATGCACCATCAACCGGAGTGCCTGTTCCCGAATCTCCGAATCCAAATCGAAGAGTATATGTTTCCGTTACATCGGAAAGATTGCCGATATAAATATCGCCTTCCATCGTATAAGTCCCGTTCCCGAATAAAAAAGCACCCAAAGCTGCGCCGCCCGTGTAAAGATAGGCATATCCGGTAGCCGTAGTCCCCGTTGTAAGCTGATTGAGACCTGGACGAAGATTAGTGCCAACCTGATCTGAGCTAGTCGCCCCGGTTCCGCTTTGATTACCTGCCCAAATCCCTGATATGCTTGCCGTAACTGATCTTTGAATAAATTCCTCAAAGTTCCACCATGTTTTTAAATTCCGGCCTGTCGATGGAATCTCTATCGGGTCATTAACGGTGACCGTTCCTCTTGTCGCGTTTGAAGTTGAATATAAATTCAGGTCTCCGTCCACTCCGGTTCCACCATAAATAGATGGGGAATAAACCGCCGTAGTTGCTGTCCAGTTGGCAACTTGATTACTTCCGCTTAGGGTGAAATCGCCGGCAAGGCTGAGGCTTCTATCCTCTCCAGCCAACGTAAAATTGAGCATCCGATTCGCGGAATCCGCCTCCGGCCATGCCAAGGTGAAATAATGGTTATATGCGGAATTCCAAACCCTGACCTTTACGGCAGGCTGGGCAAAAACAGAAATTGCGCAAAAGGCCAAAATAAAAATAACGAGAAGACATTGACGGATGTTTTTTTTCATCTTTTCCTCCTAACTTAGAATCCATCCAAGGGGATTGCTCATGTAATCGATGACCCAGGCCGTCGCTGAAATGAGCCTGAGAGTAATCGTTGAAAATAGGTCATCGCCCATCGCGTTCTTGGCTTGCGCGGCACCATTAATCGTGTCGGAGTCGGCGCGTAAAATCGTCACCGCCCCGGCCCCGAGCTTGATGATTGTAAGAAATTCTCCGATGTTCAAGGAGTCAACGGTCGGGAGCATGATTGTTTTATCCGAAGCCGAGTTTATGGTTATAATTCCATTAAGGTCGCCTGGTATCGCCGCATAATTGTCTGTTTTATTTTGAATCACGGGAGGAGGGTTTCCCAGGGGGATGGACTCAACCTTATAGGTCGTAATCCCCGTACCACTCACCTCAAGGTCATAGGCTCCAGAGGCGGCAAAGAATTGAAAGCGGCCGAGGACGTCCGTGATGAAGGGGTTGTCCTTGACGATCGTCCCGCCGGCGTCGGCATAGATCGTGGCTAGGACCGCGGTGCCCGCGTTATAGACCGTGATTGTGGCGGCCCTCGGGGCTCCGGTGTCGTCCGTAGCGTTATTGAAATAGCCTATCTTGGCCATGATAAGTCCCTCCCGCTATGCTCTCCTGCAAATGCCCGTTGCAAGCCAGAGGAATTTTCCATCCTCATCGGCCAGCAGAAACTGAGTCGGGCTTTTCCCGTCGCCGTTATCGAAGACAGAATAGACCCTGTATTTCTTTTTGATATTGAATCGTCCGAATTTTGTTTTCTCTCCATCTTTCAAGATGATCGGATGTTCCAGAAGCCGGATCTTAAAGTTGGTCGCGGGGTAGATCATCAATAAACCTCCAGGCACAGAAGCACGCGGCCGCCCTTGGCCGAGATGGGCTCCGTCGCTTTGATATCATGGTAGCCCGTCGCGCTCACATAAGAGGTAATATCCATTTCCCCTGAACCACTTACAACGAAGGCGTGAGTGTCGGCCCCGTCCCCAAATTTATCTAATCCAGAGAGAGCAAGCAGCGCGGCGGTTCGGTCAGTCCCGTCGATATAAACCTTGAGCTGGTCGGGGTAGGTCTTGGGCGACCCGCCGGTCAAGGCGGTCGAGCCGGCCACGCCGTGGCCATGATTGCCGCCGTCAGCCGTGGACCCACCGATTGAAACTCCATCATTCCCGGCTTCCTGAGTGAGATCCCACTCCCCTCCCCCCGTAAGGTTTTTAAGATAATAATGTTGATGGTTCGGTTGTGACCCAGAAAGACCACCAGCCCCGTGTGCATGAGCCCCCGAATCCCCAGACCATAGGTTCACGGCGTGCAGGTGCTCTTTTAGCTCCGTGTAATATCCCTGGTGGACCTTGGCCCCCTTGAGCTCCAAGAGAACCTTAGATTGATTCGCGTCTTTCTTGAACCGGAAGAGGAAGCATGACTCGCTCTCGCCGGAGGCGTGGTAGAGCGCCGAGCCCTCATGGAAATACCGGACCGGGTTGTAGGCCCAGGTGGGGATGTTGCTCTTAAAAATGACAAGCTGATTCTCGCCGGGTGTGGCCGTGGGCCAGGGGACGAACGTATCAAGAAATTCAGTGATCGCGGCCGACCCCGTGGCCTTATAGGTCACTCGGATATCCTTGCCGGAATCGTTTGAATGGAATCTCACGAGTCCCGTGCCCGAGCCGTCCGGCGACGGGTAATCGACCGCGTACTCCCCCTGTGAAGGGGCCACGGCGTGGGCAACCTCGGTCATCGTGATCCCGTCCGAGTAGTTATAGATCACGACCGAGGAAGGGTCGTTCTTCCGGGGCACCTCAAGGAGCTGCAGAAGGTAGGGGGATGACGTGGGGATAGCGAGGTGATCCTCGGTTTTGTCAACCGCCATATCGGCCCCAGTAAAGGGGTGGAATCTCCAGTTCTGATAACCGCCAATAAATCTTGATGTCGGCATCGGCATGCTTTACCTCAAAAGAGTTGTTTTGTCCTTTGATCTCCAAGCCGCTGCTCTTCCTGGATGGCCCGAAGAAGCGAGACGATCTGGAGTTCCAGGGGGACCGCAATCTGGCCCAGCTCCAAGTCAGCGGTGATCCCCGCCGGCGTGATGTGATAATTGACTCGCTTCAGAGCCTGGATATATTCGGCGGCCGTCTCGGCCGTGACCCTGGCCATACCCCTGGCTTCAAGTTTCGTCAGGGTTTGATCGAGCAGCAGGGCCATGATTCTTATTTGAATAATCGGGTCTTTAACCTGGTTGAGCCGATATTGAGCCCATCGCGTAGCGTCATCGATGCCGAGTACTTCCGGGGCCGAGATAACGTCCTCTCTTAGGCCGTAGGCCGTGATCGAATCAGGGTCACTCACGGGGTCGATAAAATTTGTTCCGCCCACCTGGATCTCGCCAACCTTGACGTGAAGTTTATTTCGGATTTGGGAGGGATCCTGCTGTACCTCCAGGGTCTGAAAATGTTTTCCCTGCCAGAGATCCGTCACGACGGCGGAGGAGACGGCCCGGAAATAAAACTCCCGCCCGCTATCCACGCCAAATTCGAAATTTTGGGCGGCCTCCGCCAGGGTCTGAACAGCCTCATCGGCCGTGATGTGATCGAATGAGATATCCCCTAGAAGCGTGTAGCCCGTTGCTTCCACCTTCGCTTCGTTATAGGCGATCTGAGTATTTGGCGCGACGATCGTTGAAATAATATCCTTCACGACGGCCGATATGTCCTGGCCGGCACTGTAGTCCTTTGTTACAAAAACCCAAGAGAGCTGGTCATAAAACCCGAACCCCTCGAAAGTGTAGGGCCTTACGGCGCCGCTCTCCGGAGTTTTCTGGATAAAGCCGGTGAACCAGGCGACTAAATCAAAATAGGGGAATATATCGACCTGCGTCCTATAGGGGATGCTGAAGCCCGGGAGGTCATCGAGCACAAAAGAAAAACCTCCGCAGCCGAAGTCGGCGAGCTCGAAGTTCAACTCGCTCACCTTGGCGACGTTGGAGTCCGAGCCGAGCTCCCCGATCTTGACTCCGGCGATATTACGGAAAACCATTTTAAAGCCGCGCTCCAAACCGACAGAGGGCGGGTAGATAACGAGGCCGAGCTTGAAGCCGACTAGGCGGCCTTCGCGAAACCTGAATTCTCCGAGCCTCGTTCCCATCTCTAAAGCCAGGCCTCCTTGTATTGGAAAGTCAGGGTGCAGTTCGCCCCGGTATATTCAATGCTATTTGCCCGGCCGCCGAGAAGGCGCAGGAAAAGACCAGTCATCTTATCGATTTTGTTGGCCCCGCCGCGGGTCACCGTACCGGCCGCGCAGTCAATGATCTCGCTGGTCCCCCCGGCCGCCCCTGAGTCCTGGACCCGGAGCGAGCGGTTTCCGTCCGATATGCTCTCAATTGTAAAGTCGGTATTTGATGCGCCGTGAGCCACAGTGATCAGAGGAAACACATCCACGTTGCCCTGAAGTTCAAAGCCGATCACCGTCGGGGAGCCCGTGATCGTGAACGCTTTCGTTTTGGCGGCGATGGCGTACCAGAAAGGATCGAGGCATAAAAAATATAAAATGAACTCCCCATAGTTGTAATTCAGTTGTGAAGGAAGGCTATAATCAACCTGAATAATTTTGGAGCAATTGATCTGCCGTCCCTTGTCCTGGAGGATGATATTCTCTTTTAATATTTGGGCGGCGAGCTGGTCCCAGGCGGCAAGAAATTCTCCGTCCGTCTCGGCCCATATTTTCCCGGATATCTCTATCGTCCGGGTTCCCAGTTTTCCGTCGGCGACGTCCTTCGCCCCGTGGGCAAAGGCGATATCCAAGACCTGAGATTTCCGGCTTATGGGCTCAGAGCGGATGTTGAATGTCTGCGGCAGGTAAAACTCATTCCCATTCGAGTCAATGATCTTCGGCCGCTCCTCCGCGCCGGGCGTATAATAAACCGGGATCGACATCTTAGAGCCTCCTGTGCTTTGAAGCGCGCTTTATTTGATCGGCCACGGCCCTTGAGATTTTCTCGATGTCCTTATCGGACCGGATATCCCCGTAGAAATTATTCGTGATTCGGAATTGTCCGCCCATGCCGGCGCCGGCAAAGGCAAGCCCCCCGGTCCGGCCAGCCCCGCGCAGGGGCACCACGGCCTCCGGGCCGGCCTCGCCGATGAGGGCCAAAGTGGGCTTTGTTACCACCCCACCTTCGGCGAAATGAATGGCGTGGAAGAGCGCAGAGACGGCGGCGATAGCACCGCCCACCAAAGCCAGATTCAACGGGAAAGGCAAGGCCATGACGGAGGCAATAACTTTGGCGATGGCGGTCGCCTGGGAAGCGATTATCTCCCTGGCCGCCGCGCCCAGCGCAGCCGAAACCGCCTGCTGAAAGGCGTTCATGGCGATCTTCCCGGTTTCCTTGAAGGCATCTCCGACAGCCCCGAGCAGCGACTTCGATCCTTCGCCCCAGACCTGGAAGGCGCCCATGATATTGGTAAAGAGAGCGTTGTAAACGTCCGTTATGCCTGATTGAAGAGAGAGCATGATGCCGTATTCCGCGCTCGCCTCATCTATGGTCAGCTGTAACTTGTCTGCATAAAATTGTTGCAAACGTGCGATCTCTTCTTTTTTTGCGCCATCTGACATAGCTCCATCCGCAAGGATCGCAGCCGTTTTAGCGTGCAGCTCCGCGGCCAATTCTATTTTCAGCGCTTTAAGTTCATCGCCGCGCATGCGTGCTTTTTGCGCTTCTAGGCCCGCTTCAGCTGAAAATAGCTCAGCATTTTTAGCGAGCGCGATTGCAATCAAAGTGTCGGCCTGGAGCTTCGCGGCCTTCTTTTCATCCTCCATGCGCTTTATCTCGGCCAGTCGCGCTTTTGTTTCCGCCTGGCTGATTTTTAGGACGCGGATTTGATTGAGCAGGACGACGTCGTCGTTGTATTTTTTATTTGCCGCCCTGGTTTCATCCAGGGCTTTTTTGCGGATTTGATATTCCTCGTTGGCGGCCCTCTTCGTCATCTCAACTTCGCCCGTCGTGAGCTTCACGAGATCATCGAGCATCTCTTTCCGGCCCTTGGAGAGTTTGTCCTGAAGCTCTTCCTGCTTGGCCGAGAGACCGCCGGTTTCCTCTTTTGTTTTCTTGAGCTGCTTTTCATATTCAGCATAAGCCTTGCCCAAGCGAGCGAGAATTCCATCACCCTTCATATGGAGCTCATTAGCTATCTTTGCTTGATCTATAAGGCCCTTGGTTGTGACTCCGTATTCCTTGCAAAAAGCCGTCAGCTCCTTCTGGGTAACGATGTTCTTCTTCAGGATGCCGTCTCGAAATTCGATGGCTTGAGCCAAGCTCTTGTCCGCCACCATAGCGTTCATGGTGGCATCTTGGGCCGCCTTCATGCTGTTGATCACCGAATTCAGGGCGAGACCAAGAGCCGCAAGGGCAGCCACGACAAGCACGATCGGGTTCGCGGCCAGGAAAAGGAATGCCTTCCCCACGCCGACAGCGCCGTTGACTATCTTGGGCAGGATCATCAAGATCCCGCCGCTCACGGTAAGTAGCGCGCCGAGGCCGGCCAGCACGGGCACCAGGACCTTCAGGAGGCCCTGGTGTGCATCAATCCATGTGCCGATGCCTTGGGCGACATTTACGACCTTCTGAAGAAGCGGTAGCAGCAGCGGCAAGAGCTTAGCGCCGATGCCCTCCACTACTTCGCCGACCTGGTTTCTTGCGATTTTCAACTGGCCGGCGAAGGTCTGGCCGAAGGTGGCCGCCGTCCCCCCGACGCTCTTATCCAGGTCCCGGCAGACAAGGGCAAGATCGCCCGTCGCTTTCGTATCCGCAGCCAGAATAACGCCATGCCGCTGGAGGGTGGTCGTGTTCCCGCTGACGGCCATGCCCAAGGACCTGGCCGCACCGTCCAGGCCCACGACCTCGCCCGTCTCATTTGAATGGGCTGAAGCCAGGTCAAGTACTCGGGGGGTTAATTCTGCAATCTTGGAGGCCGTGAGGCCATAGGTGGCCAGCAGCGCCTGAGCCGACATGATTTCTTCATCGCTGTACGCGGTGGTAAGCGAGAGCTGCTTCGCATAGCCCTCAAGCTTCCGCGCCCCTTCTCCCGATGTGTCCCCCGTTCTTTTTAGCGCTTGTTCGAGCTTAGCCTGGACAGCCTCGGATTTTGCCGCCTCATCTATTGACTTCGCGAAAAAGGCGGTCATGATCCCGCCCACCGCCATCATCCCGATCCCTATGCTTTTAAATTGCGTAGAGTGTTTTTCGAGGCTCGCCTGCATCCGGTCCATACCGGAGTTAAATTCGGAGACATCAACCCCGAACTTCACAAGCAGCGATTTTACGGTCATTGAATATTCAGCCTCTTTTTGAGCTCCGCCAGTTCCTTCGGCTTATCCTCGTTAGTTATCACGCGCTTCTTCCCCTTGCGCCGCTTCGGCCAGACGCTCGACAGCAGCTCCTGCGGGGATATCTCCTGGCCGGTCGAGGCGGAGACAAGGATGGAGGCAAGCCAGGAGGCGCGCCTCCACTCTTCCTTGTCCCGCTCGGCTTGCTCATCTCGCAGCGCCTTACCGCGCTCCGCGAACTCAACCGGGGTCAGGTCTTCAAATTCAGCGTGCGAAAATCCTAAGCGAAGGGCGGCGGTTCGGGCTTGGTCAAGATATTCTCCAAGGCTCTGTTGCCGCCCCCGCCTTTTTTTTGGCCCCCATCCAATGTTGCCTTGCCGACCAGGTGGGCCAGGATCGCGTCACCCAAAACCTTGATGATTCCGGTGACGGTGTAGTGCTCGGGAATGGCCTTATCGAGCAGTTCTTCGACCTGCTCCACGGTGAGCGTCGAATCGTCGGCGCTGAGGCCCGCCCAGACAATCACCGGCATTTCCACGGGGCTCATGTTCTGGAGATCGGTGAGTTCTTTGTCTCCGAGCCGATCCCGGACGAGCCTTAAGGCCTTGAAGCCGAATTTGAGCGGCCGGCGGCGGTCGAGTTCAAGCCAAAAATCAGAGCCCGGCACTAGGGCATCCTGATGATCGCGATCGTCAGCCCCGACTCGCTGGAAAAGGTAATATTGACCCGGCCGTTCGCATCATTGAAGCGATCGATTGGGAACGGGCCGATGAGTCGCTCTTCGGCGCTGGCCACGGCCACGGTGACGTCGTGCGCCGCGGCCTGGCTGCAGAGCGTCGGCGAATCGATGATGACGTTCCTGGGGACCGTGGAGCCGTTTTTGACCCAGATGAAGTCGCGGCCGCTATTCTGGAAATAGCTGCCGTCGGCATTCGCGGCCGCGAGCACGGCCTCAAGGCCGGCCGCGACCATGACTTGGGGAGTGAGTTCTGTTGCTGGCATGTTAATACCTCCTCATTGAATTTTCGTCAGGTCCGGGTGATGGCGCCGTTCGAGACCAGGGTGAAGGCGACCGTTGCAGCGTCTTTTTCCGTGGCCTTGTGCGGAGCCTTGGAGAGCTGGAAGTAACCGGTGTAGGTGTAGGTCGGCGTCTTAACCTGGCACTCCACCCCATCCAGCCCGCTTCCAAAAAACCCACCGTTGAGCAGGGCCTGGTAGCCCGCATCTTCTTCGATCAAAAACATATCGAAGTCGATGTCCATCGTGCGGTTGCCCGGAAGCGATTGCTCCCAGCCGCCCGAGTCCTTGTCCGTCACGTCCATCTTGCCCCGGTTGAAGTTCATGGTGGCGTCTTTTTGACCGCCCACCTTCGTCCAAACGGGGGAAGCGTGCGTGCCCGTGTTGACATTGACGTAACAGTCAATGCCTCTTACTTTGCCTGCCATGTTTGTACCTCCTATTAGGGCGCGCTGGCCCTAAAAATTAGCTCTACTTTGAGACTGACCTGGCCCGAAGGCAGATACTCCGGAGCCTTCCCATGCCCCTGGGCCGCGTGAAGATAAATCTTGAGCCCGCCGAATATGAAGGGAGAATTGACCGCGCCAAGAAACCGATCGACCAGGGCCCGGAGTTGCTTCTCGTCGTCGGCCCCAAGGCTGACCTCATACCTATAATCCCGGTCCGGACCTCGATAATCGAAACTGAATTTTTGATCCGGACAAAGCACCCAAATTGGTGCTGACCGAGGGAGGCATTGGAAGTCTTTCGTAAGTATATTTGTATCTATCTCGCCAATAAGTTTATGGCGGAGATAATCGGCCATATCAAAGGGCGGCGTGAAGCCGGGCCGGCTGCTTTGTTCAAGGGCCTTGACCTCGGCGGCCACTTCTTTTTCAAAGTCAAAGTCCGCCTTGGATTCCCTGGGCTCATCCTCAAGGCCAAGGCTGGCGGCCATTTCCTCAACCGTGCGGTCCTCCGCGCCCGGGCCGGCGGGGGCTATAGCGGTCCCGTCCATGAGGACTCTCCGTTTCTTTTTGGACATTAACCTACCTCCTCAATGAGATATCGCAGCCGAAGCAGCCCATGCCGCGTGTAGCCGTCAACGTCAATGATGATCTCGGCCGAGTCCAGGGCCAGGTCGACCACGTGGAAGGTCGGGCTGAGGTTCGGGAGCGCGGGCGGGTGATCGCGGAGGAGCACTGTCAGTGCATTCCCCATCATCTCGCCAGTCTCTTTCTTTCCCGGATACTGGCTCCAAAAATGGAGGGTAATCACAAGGGCCACTCCCGGCTCGCTTTTCGTTCTCCAGTCCGTTGTGCTCACCTCGCCGACGATGACGTAGGGATATTTCGGTTGCTCCGGCGTATCGTTAAATATGCGCCAAGTCGGGTAGGCGGATTCCAGAACCGAGATGACGGCCACTTCAAGTGCGTTCAAAGGAAACTTCATATCAGTGCCTTTGTGCTGCCGCCGTCATCCAGGCCGGGCTCTGATTTTTCTAGGACCTCAGCCAGATCCTGCTCGAAGAATGGAAGGATGGCGTCCGCCGTCGGCCCCAGGAACGGCTGCGCCGGCGTCCCCCGCTCCTTGATTTTCTTGGCCACAAGCCAGGCGCTTTTAAAGCCATGTCGGATGGCCCAGCCTTCAAGGGCCTCAAGCGGGGGGAACTTGGTCCGCGGCCCGGTTCCGTACTCGACAGCGAGCGCGTATTTGGCCATCGCTTCAACCGACCCGACTTCCGCCATGAATCCGTCCGGCGTTCTTTCTACGATGATGCTGTTGCGCAGGGCACCGAGATCGATGGAGCGGTTTTCCCTGAGTTTCTGCTTAGCGCCCCGCTGTATATCGAGCGCGGTTGATAGAATAAGTTTCTGCACTCGCACTATCTTCGCGTTGGTAAAGGCGTCTAGGAATTTGCGGAAGGCGTCTCCCCCACCCTGGATGCCGATATCAGTCTTCACTGGTCTTCACCTCGACGCATGTGATTTCCAGGAACCCGCCCGTGGCCGTGAAACCGCCCCGGTCCTTAGAGAGGACAGATTCGATCCGGAGAATCGAACTGTCCGCCCGGATGATCCGCATATTATTTTTGATATCGCTTCGCCAAAGGATTGTGACTTTATGAGTCACCTCAGCGCGGAGCTGCTGGGCGTAAAAAAGCTCCCGCCCGCTCAGCTCCTCAACCATCGCCTTGACCTCCGCCACGTCGGCATAGTTCTTGGGATGCCCGCCCTGGCCATCGGACAAAGAGATAGGCTTCTGGATCTTGATCGGTTCGGTCAGGTAAACGTTCATCATTGGAGCATCGTATAGCCGAGTGAACAGCGGCATGAGGGATGTGCCGGCGGGCAGACGGCACCATTGGAGAAAGATTCATTGATTCCCACGGTCTCCCCGTCCAACCCCGCGCATTCTTCGCAGGTCCGCTCATCCTGCGCCGTTTCCCAGTCCTTGGCTGCCTGTGCCCCGAGTTCGTACATGGCATCCTGGAGGGCATCGAGCTGGCCCTGATTGAAGGCCTCAGCCAACTCCGTCCGGGCGATGTTCATGGCCCGGGCATCACGGAGTTCGTCCGCGTATTCCTTGGCCTTGGCCAGCGCCTCATCATAGGACATGCCCTGATCAAGAAGTGAAGTGAGTAACTTCGAGACGGCTCCCGCATCGCGGTCAGTCAGGCCAATGCAGGGCTTCACGATCCGTGAAAGCTGGTAGGGGCTGAGCATGTGCTCGAGGGCAATATCCAGCATCGCCCGAAGCACAGCCAGGCCATCGGCGTTGAGGTTGGTGACAAGGGCCGCTCCCCTTTTGTCGATGAACTTTTGGATCGCCGCCTGCGTCCCCGTGAAATACTCGAAATACCTTGATCTTCGAGGGCGCGGGAGAACCGTCCCTTCTTCCTTGAATATCAGCCTGGCCCGCGTCTCGATATCGGTACTCGCCTCAGTCATCCCCCTGGCCGCCTTGGCCATGACCCCATCCCGGACGGCCGCCCGGTTCATTCGGTTAAAAGAATCGATGAGGTAGGGATCCGGCTTGCCGGTTGAAAGCATCCGCTTGAGGATGAATTCAGAGATGAGATCCGCCTGGGCTCCCCAGGTGCTCAATATAGCCACAATCACATTCTGTTCATGCGCGTCGAGAAACCTCCGGAGAAGCGCATGGGATTCTTTTCCGGTGATGATCGCGTTCCGCCGGCGCCCCCCGGCCATCGCTTCGATCCGGGCTTCCCGGACCAGATCGCGGGCAGCGGCTTCAATATGGACTCCAAGCCCAGGCCCGGAGATCCCATTGAGGATCCGTGACGAGATAAGGCCGACCCGGCTCAGGTTTTCGGGATCCGCCTCAAGCTGCTGCGCATCATGGGCCCGGGCCGCCAGATAGGTCCTCGTGGATTTGAGGATCATAAAATTGACGCGGGCGAAATAGAGCGCCGCGCCCCGGGCTACATACGGATCCGCCACCCACCTCTGGGCGCTCGCGTTCAATTCACCGATGATGCGCTCGGCCCTGTGCTTTGCCTTTGAAGCATTGAGGTTTGAATAGCTTCCCGGCGTGGTCATCGAAAGCTCAGCCTTCAGCGCCTGCTGTGCCCGGGCATAGATCCCCGCTATCTCTGCGACTCGCGCATTCATCGGGATCTGGCCGGCAGGGTTCGACATGGTTAAAGCAGCTTCCCTTCTTTTTCCGTCACGTCCTCGTTAACGCGGTAGTTCTCATCCCGGGCGATATCTCGGACATAAACGTTATCCGTGGAGCAGAATTCGCCCATGAGCTCCCTTACGATGGGGGGTAAGGGAAGTTTGTCCAGGATTTCTTCGCTGGCGGTTCGATTTGCCCCCCCGCCTGCGTAATTTTCCTTGACGACCCCGGCTGCCGTGACTCCCTGAGCCTGTAAGCCCTTCCGCCGATCCTCATCGGAAAGATGCATGGCGAGATAATAGGCAAGCTCCAGCTGGGCGTACTTTAGGCGTTCGAGTTGGGCCGCCGTGGGACTCGTGGGAATTCCAAAATCCTGGCAGAACCGAAGGCGGTTATAGGCCATGTTGAGGACGGCCGTTTTGCCGTCTTTGCCCCCGGGCAGGGTTGCAAGCACATCCCAGGCCGATGAATCAAGGCGCTCCGCCGTGAAGTAGGCATTAGCCGCAGCCAAGTCAGTCCAACCTATTTCGCTCATGGTTGCCTCCGGCCGATCTCGATCTCATTCACGTTTGCCGTTCTGTAATCTATGCAGGCCCGGTAGATCGCCGAGGCTGCTTCATCCGGGTTGATGAGATTGAGAAACTTGGCCTTTTCGGCGGACATACCAGTCCGCATCGCTCCCAGAAAAACATCAAGGACATATACGCCGTTCTTGCGCGCTTCGTGCTTGAAGGATCCCATGAACCCACGCAGCCCCCACTTCGAAGCAGAATAGATAGCCTCTTGGTCGTTGAATCCCTTCCCGGCCAGGGAATTGATGTTCACGATGAGTCCGTGGCCCTTGGCGACAAAGAATTGATAGACGAAAAGCGACAGCCGGATGGGAGCAATGAGATTCGTTCCGATCACCGATTCGAGGGTCTTCCCCAATGATTCGACGGCCGGGCCCCTGTAATAGGAACCCGCGTTGTTGATGAGAATATTGATATCCATTTTCCGGGCCGCTTGATAGAGACGGTCAATGGTTTTCTTCTTTTGAATATCCCCCTTGACCTTGAGGGCGGGCCTACCGTAGGATTCAATTTCCTCCGAGATCAAGGTCAACGCCTTTCCGTCCCGACCGTGGAGAATGACTCCACACCCTTCCCGCGCAAACTTCAAGGCCAGGGCGGCTCCGAGGCCGTGAGATGAGCCGGTGACGAGAACGTTCAATAAAGCTCCTTCTTCTCCGAGATCATGACCGGACCCTGGGCCTTCTGTGCCAGGGTATAGGCGGTAAGCACTTCCTGCCCTGTTTCTGGGGCGTAAACCGGAAAGTGGACTAGGGCTCGAATCTCATCTGCGAAATTCCGGGTATGAGTCAATCCCGCATAGAACGGCTTAATGCCCCCGGCCACGGCCTTGATAATGACCGGCATTCGGTATTCGCCATCGCTTATAGTCTCGATCACGTCCAGGGTATTGACCAGGGCATCCATCGCATTCATCAGGAATTCATGGCGCTCAAAGAATACGACGGGCCGGAATCCCTCGAGGCTCATGCCCATGCCCAAGCCGAGCATTAGGTTCTCAGCCAATGGAGTCTCGATCTTCAGATCATCGGGAATTTCCTTGAATGTACCATAAGCCCCGCCGTATTTGACGTTATAACCGATGAAAATAGCGCCCCCAGCGGCCAGGCTTTCGCAGGACTGTCGGACGGCGGCGAAATAATTGTCGGTCTTGATGGTCTCATGCCAGGAAAGAACAAAGCCGCCATTGGCGAGCGGGTGCGTGACAATTTGCGCCTCGCTCTTGAACTTCAGCCAGCCAGGTGTCCCCGTCCCGCCATGAGGATATGTCGACATGTAGGTATAACGTTGAACGCAATTGGGCCAGTCGAATCGGTCGTTTCCGCGCCGTTCTCGCTTGGAGGCCACGACGTTCCGGTCATTGTCCTCAATGATGAACATACAGGGCAGGTCCCAGCCGTCCACGTACCGCGCAGCCTCATAAAAATGACCCTCATCCTCGGCCCCGTCACCGATGAAGCACCAAACCCTTTGGGTACTTCCCTTGCGCTTCAACGCCCAGGCCACGCCCGCGGCAATAGCCGGAGCAGCAGCCACGATGGAGGACGAATAGAAATTCATCGCTCTATCGAATACGAACATGCTTTTGCCGCTGAGGATCTTCTGCTCAAGGGCTTCTGGTGATCCGCCGTGAAGTAGATAGTGATAATGGTTGCGGTGAGTGCTGAAGACGTAATCATCAGGGCGGATATCCTTGAAAATCTCGATGAGTTGATCCTCGTTTCCACCCGAAAGATGAACAAGGTAGGGCAGCTCGCCGGCATCATAGAGTTCGGCGATGTGCTTCTCGAAGTCGATGAGGCCCCGCTTGGTCATGCCATCTCCAGGATGATCCGTCCCGCGGCGCCTGAGCGCATGATGTCCAGCGCCTCATTTACATCCTCGAGCGGGAAGCGGTGAGTGATGAGTTCTTTAAGTTTGAGCAAGCCTCTCCGCCAATAGGTAAGATAGAGTGGAATATCGGCATTTGGGTCAGTCCCCCCGCCCTGGCTGTCCATGAGCGTCTTGCCCTTCATGTTCCGGGCAAAGTCGGGAAGCACGAGATTGACGCCCCGGGGAGGTTGGCCAACCGCAATGACCTTACCTCCGGGCGCCACGAGGGCGAAGGCCCAGGCAATGAGCACGGGATTGCCCGTTGTGTCCACGATGATATCCGGCCCGGGAACAGGGAGAAATTCATAGACAACCTCGGAGGTCAGCGTAGCCCCGAACTCATGGGCCTTGAGCATCTTGCCCTCGGCCGGGTCTATCGCCCAGATGCTTTTGGCCCCCGCGAGCTTCGCCCCCTGGATCACATTCAAACCCACGCCTCCACAGCCAATGATCGCCAGGCTCTGGCCGGGTTGGAGCCGGGCGTCATTCAGCACTACACCCAGGCCCGTTGTCACGGCACAACCCATGAGGGCCGCCAGGTCCAGAGGAATATCATCCTCGATGCGGGTCAAGCGGTTCTCGCTCACGACCGCATACTCGTTGAAGGTCGTTACCGGCCCCCCACCGATGAATTCATCGCCCCAGCGATAGCGCGGACACTCCGCCTCAATTCCCGCGCCTTTGCGCCAATGAAGGACAACGTGATCTCCGGGTTTGAAGTGCGTCACACCCGGGCCAATTTCCTGAACGATACCCGCTCCCTCATGGCCCAAGAGGTGAGGCATGTACTTGTCCGACCCGCAATTGCCGGCGATCTCATTGATCTGTTTTCCGCAGATTCCACTAGCTCGGATTCGGACCAACGCTTGCCCCTGCCCCAAGTCCAAAGGATCAACCTCATCCACAACAAGGGGGGCGCCGTGTCGGACAAGGATTGCGGCCTTCACAGGAACTTCTCCACGGTTTCGAATACTCCACGGGGAGTGGTCTTGGGATCGCCATAGGCAAAGCCGAAATAATTGTCTTCCGCCCACGGCGGGATCCACGAGCGCATGAACAGCGGGTTATAGAGCGGATATTCAGAGACGCCCCGGATCGGCCAGAAGATCGCGCATGGAACCCGGAAATGCGTCGCCATTATGGCGATCCCTGCCGAGAATCCGAGCATGAGATCGGCCCCGCGAACGATCGCCAGGGTCTTCATGATCGGCATCTGACCCACGAGATTGATAAAAAGAGGGCCATTGCTATTGGATGTCAAAACATCAGCATAGTCGCGATCGAATTCAGCCCCGACGAGAACAGGCGGGCAACCGTTCTTGGCCTTAATGAGACGCGCGAGGGCTATCCAGGATTCGGGCGTCCATTGACCGCGCGCCCAATTTTTGTTCGAGCCTACAGAAGACGGATAGAAGAGAACGAGCCGGCCTCCGGTTTTTTTGCGAAGGTCGGCAATAAAGGCGCTGTATTCGTCAAGGCCCTTGATCTCATACCCCCAGTTGGTCTCATATTCGGGCAGGATTCTCTCGAGGGACATGCCGGCCTCGAGGCGGGAACCGAATTCCATGATGCAATCCGCACCATTCGCTCCCGCATCCAGGGGTCGGCCGTCGCCGCCGGCAAGAGACATTCGAAATGGGAACCTGGGCTTGGACCTCTGGACCTCGTCGACAAATGGCACATGCCTCGCGAATTCCAAAGGATAATCATGCTCGTTGGAGATTGAGATGCGGAGACGGTCGACCGCATTCTTCTCCTTAAATGACTCCATCTTCAGGAGTGGCCAATGGACATCACCCAGGCCGGGTGCAAGGCCGACGGTAATCTGCTTCTCCCACTTCGGCCTGGTTCGCAACTCTTCGAAGGCCGCAATCAATCGGCTACGAGGGATCTTCTTGTTACAGGCATGCTCCATTTTAAAGCAATTACAAAAAGGATCCGGGGCCACATAGCCGAAATTCTGGGTCCCGACATGCTCGTCCACAAAGTAACGTGGATGGAGCTCCCCACCAAAGATCGTGAACGTCTTGGCCCTCGTCGCGATTCCGGCCAACATGCCCCAGCCCGGGTTGGTGATGAACATGTCGCTGATCTTAATGAGGCCGAAGAGCGTCGACCACGGGACCTCGCCTCGATGGAGAATGGCGTCGATCCCCAGGATCTCCCCATCAAGCCATTCCTTGCCATCCTCGAGGTCGGCCACGCTGAGGAAGAAATACTCGTCCCTATAGAGATCAATGAGCGTCTGATAATGCTCGGTTTTAGGGTTCCGTGTCGGGCAGAGCCATTCGGGACGGAGTGTATTCGGCCGCACGAGACAAAGCTTTTTTCCCTTGAGGTCCAAACCGGAGACGAAGCTCCGAGCCGCCTCGATCCACTTTTGTCTCACGGGGAATGTAAAATCAAACTCCTCGCGAGGGATTCCGGCCCGGCGGCGAATGCACTCGGAGACCGTGATCTCCTCTCCCGGGAAATCCGCCTGCTTGACGTTCCCATCCGAGAGCCTCGGCCACTTCTGGGGTGTGTAGCCCAGGCCCCAGCCCATCCTGGGTGTCTCCTTGGGAATTTCAGAAAAGAAATCCGGGGGGAAGGAGGCGAGATGTTTAGCCTGAGTTCTCAGATGTCCCGGATCGGGCCTCACGAACCGAACGTTCGGAAAATCCCAGAAGGCCTCGGGAATGGTCGTGGAGAGGTAGATAATCTCATGTCTTCGGGCCAAGTGCCTGATCACAATCCTGAGATTGATATTGTCTCCGAAGCCCAGCGGGCCGGAGAATAAAACAGGCGGTTCCGGTTTTCTGGGGACGGCCGGCGGGAGGGGAACCAAAGGAACAGAGACCCGCCGATAGTCGGCCGGGAGCGCAAATCTGATATCCTCCAGGCGCCCAAACTCAAAACACCGGAGAGCTGAATCCGGGTTGAGGTTCACGATCCGCCTATCGCGAGGGAGCAATGGCATCCCGGCTTCGAAGTCGGATCGAAAAGTATTTAAATCCTCGGGCTTTAAGCCGCAAGGATAGCCGTCATGGTAGTGTGTCTCGCCCCCCGGGCCCCGTGAGCAATCATAGCCCAGGAGGTAGATCGGGTTGGCGCCGAGAACGAGGGCCAGATTCAGCGCACCGTAGCCTGAATTCTGGCCATGAAAAAGACCTTCCCTTAGGCTCCGCGTCCATCCGATCTTGCCGGCGGATGGAACGAAGTAGATCCCGGGCGGATAGCTGGACTTGAAGATATCAAGCCACAGTTTCACGCCTCCGAAAGATTCAAAGGCTTGACGATAATTCTCGCCGAACTTTCCGGATATGATGAGGTCGAGAAAAGCGCGGTCTATTGAAAACATGATGTCCGCCCAGGGCACATCGAAAAACGCCTTGTTTATGGCGATGACTTTCTCGCCCCGGAGCCGCCCGAAGTCAAACCCCTTGAGCGATGGACCGCCCCCAATGATGAAACAGCGATGGTCGCGCCATGCGCCATCCGGGAATATATCCAAGACCTTGGGGCTGGGGGGGCCCGGCATGGGCGGCACGGGGATCCCGTGAGCACGAGCCTCGAGGATCTCCCGCACCCGCGGGCTGTTCATCGTCACCATCTGTTCTTTGCTCATGACGAAAAAAGCTGGCGGGAGGGATTACCTCCCGCCGCTTTACCTCTTACGTACTAAAAAAGACCTCCCTTGCCTCAGCTGATCGCGCACCTCGCGAACTGATCCTGATCACCGATGGCTCCGCCATGCCGGAACCAGCCGACGGCGATGTCGCTGTAGGATTCCTCATCGAACTTGTTGAAGATCGTGAGGTTCATCCTGTCGCCGGCTTTGGCTTTGATCTTGGGGATGCAGACATAGTAAGCGGTGGTCGTGGCGAACATGGTGGTGGGGAGAAGGCGGAACTTGTAAGCGATCTGGCTGGGTGAACCGGCGAATCCCTGAAGCATCAGCCCCAGGGCCTTGTTGAGCCGGCCAACGAGCTGGATAGGGCACGGAACGAGGAAACTCGCGTTCTGGAGCGTCACGCCGTAACCCTTGGCTTTGATGGCCAGGAGGATCGTCTCGGCCGCCTTGTTGAGCGTCTGGGCGTCCCTGTTGGCTGTGTAGGTCTCGACCGTGTTTGCCAGAGTAGCCGGATCAGGATTCTGCCAAGCGATATTGTGCCCGGCGCCAACGGCCTCCACCAGCGCATAGTACGCGGCCGCCTTGTTCTCGTAGGCCTTATTCACGAAGGCCACGGCGTTGTCCTCCAGGGTCCAGTACTTCTTGTCGTCGATGAGGGTCCGCATCCAGCCCAGGCCGCCGCCGTAGATGTCGAAGTCGACGGTCGCCTTGGTGCCCGCCATTTTGAAGATGTGGACCTTTTCGCCCCCGGGGACCTTGCGGAAGGCCAGGCCATCCTCAACGTCCAGGATATCGAACCCGGACTCGTTGGTGCCCGTGAAGTCCCGGATGTCGAAGATCTCCTGGTAGCCCATGTCGTAGGCCGGAATGGCATGGAACTTCTCGATCACCTGCCGGGCCGCATCGGGGAAATCGCCCGCGGCGCCGAAGGCCTCCATAGCGGCCGCAACCTTCTTGGCCTCAGCCTCCGCCCGTTTGTTCGAGGCGAAATACTGGAGAGCCGCGAAGATCTTGTCCCGCCCTTCCTTGGTGGCGAAATCGATCTTACCGAAGCTGCTGAATATTTTTTTCATGGTGTCCTCCGTCACGCGGCCGCGGCGCCGTTGAAATCAACGAGCACGGTCGTAGCCAGGGCCACGGCAGCCTCGATGCAGCGTCCGCAAACGCCAAGAGCACCAGCGTTGCCCGTGACCTTGCCCGTCACGTTGTTGTAGTAGACCTTGGCACCCTGGGCGATGGCCTCAGCCGAGCCCGCGTCCTTGGGAAGCAGGACTTTCTTGGCCCGGTAGACGAACGAGACGACGTCGCCCGAATCGCCGCCCTCAAAATAGACGCCGACGGTGTCCCCGATCTTGGAGAGCGCGCCGGCAACCACGGTCCCGCCGAGAGTAACGGTCATACCGGCCGTGCCCTCGGGACCGCATCGGAGTTGAATTCCGCTGATGGTCATGTGTTACCTCCTAATGACCAATCCCCCTTTTTACTGGGGGATTAAATCGTTGTTCTTGGGATTGAGGAGATCGTCTCCTGTGTCGCCGCCGGCATCCGGCTCGGGCTTGCCCGCAGCCTTCCCCTTGTCGCCGGGCTTGGGCTCACCGAACAGGTCCTGGTATTCCTTGACCTGGTCGTCGACAAACTTGTTCAGTTCGTCTTTGAGCTTGGCGGCATCCCCGGGCTGGAAGCGGTCGAAAGCCTTGGTGACGTACTTCAAGAGACGCGCATCCTCTTTTAGCTTCGGGCGTTCATTGAGCATGGCGTCGAACGCTTCCTTGGCTTGGGTTTTGACGATTGTTTTCTCATGCCCGCTCAGCTTTTCGGCCAAGGTTTTCTTCTCGGCTTCGAGCGCCACAACCTTCTCCTCGGATTCCCGCAGTTTGCGGATGCCCGCCATCTTTAGGTTGTCCTTCATGTCTTCGATGCGCTCTTGCACGACGGCATCGGAGATAAGGACTTGGGATGCAAAGACATCCGAGGGCTGGAGCTTGTTCTCCTGGATCGCCTTTTTGATTTCTTCCAGGGTCATGATTGTTTCTCCTTTTGGGGTTTCTTTCTCGGCGAATGCCTGGAGCTGCGCGAGAAGCGTCGCTCCCGGGAACGCCGGGCTATGGTTCGCGGAGTAGCCCAGGGCGACTCCGGTAACTTCTTTGATATCGACATCCGTCACATCGAACTGACAGGCATCCTGTGGGATCAAGATATTTGCCTCGATCGAAGCGACGTCGAGATTCAGGGCACGGAAGGCCGGATAGATGTAGGCCACGGCGATCGCGGACAACGCGCCCTCGATGTGCCGCAGCGCCTTGCCCACAATCTCACCGATCGGCTGCCGGCCGGCCGCGTCGTTGGTTTGAGCATGGTCGTGATAGGCAGCAATACCCAGGGGAAGCCGGTCGGTCAGGGCCTCGATCGCTGAACGGAACCATCGCTGGATCGTCGCGCCCAGGCCCACAACCTTCGGCCGCGCCTCTCCCTCTTGGCCCACAACAAAGGCCATAAGCTTGGGATTCGGATCCTCGCGCTTGATGTCCCGGATCGTCCGCGGGGAGATCATCCCGAGGACATCCGCTTCGGCCATCGCCAGGACTCGGGCTTGGATTTTCATCGCGTTACTTCGCCTTCGCCTTCTTGGACGTGAGAGCCTGCTTCCGCATCTCTTCCACGTTCTCAGTCGTGATCATAGGCGACGGGGGTCCGGTCGGCTTCTCGCCCTTCGGAAACTCATGGGGCTGGATAGTATTTGTCGTCAGGACCGGAGGCCTTCCTCGCTTCTCGGGCTCAGGGATCTGGACCTGACTCATGGTGATAACGTTCTTATTGATTTCCATTCTAGGCTCCCTGTGGTGCGCCCGGACGCGCGCCCGGGTCTTTTTTATAATTTTTGACCTGTTCGTTGGCGTTCTTCAGATTGCTGGAAGGATTCAGGTTGCCAGCCGGGTTTTGATTACCGGCGGGATTAAGGTTATCCATCCTGGGCAGAAACCGTTGAAAGTCATCGGCCTCTTTTGCCTGGACCGCCGCGGCTTCTTCCTCGGCGATGATCCCGGGGATCTGGGCAAGGAAGGTCTCAAGGGTGATCGCGTTGGCCAGATAAGCCGGTAACCAGATATCCTTAATGCGCTGCCAAGCCTCGGCCGTAACAAACGGAATCGAAACCTTGAATCGCTCCGGGTTCAATGCGGTCAAGGCGCTATTGGCGTTATAGATCTCCATCGCCTTCTTGATCATTTCCTCATAGGTCCCGATCCAAATCTGTCGCCCTTTGGACGTTGAGGCCGATACGAGCTCCATGAGGTTGTCGGCCGTCGCCCGGTTGCTCATGAGATCAGGCAGCCCAAGGAAATGAACAGGCGTACCCGTGGTGCCGCTGATCATCTTGGCCAAGGTCGTGATCTCTTTTTCGAGAGCTTCGCTTCCGCCCTGGAGATTCGGCTGAGCAAAAGTAAGTTTGGCCCTTGCAAGAATGATTTGTTTTCTAATCTTCCAATTGAGGCTGCCAAGCACGGCATCAATTGCCTTAGCCGCCTCTGCGTCCTCAGCTTCGATTACGGGCACCGGAGCCGTGAAAAGATGATTGATCTCCCGCCAATCCCGGAGGGCCCTGGAGATGCCGTCGATCTCGTTCAAGGCTTTCCCCACCGTGGGGTAGGGTTCATTCGGCTTATGGATCCGGCCGCCAAAGCGTGAGTAGACGAACCGCTCTTCTTTCAGGATGCTCGGGACAGATGACCCCTCTGGCTGCCATGTGGCTTCTTTATAATCGAATTTATCCCGCGGGTCCGTCTCAATTTTGTAATTCGTATCGACGCGACTGATATAATTCAGAAAAACACACTGCGCCTTATCGTCCCAAACGAGCTCGAATAAGATGCAGCCCTCGATCTCAGCTTCCTTGGCTAGCTCCTGGCTTAATTCGCGGTCGAGGTCGTTGAAGTCGATGAATTTCTTTATGAACTCTTCTTCCTTCGATCCCTTGAACGCCTTATCCGCCGGATCCTTTGGGGCGATTTTTATTCCCTGACCGATGATGAAGGCGGATCGAACGTCGATAATGTTGCCCGTCTGGAGCACACCCCACTCGGCCTTGCCCTCATACTTCTTGGCGAGTTCTTTGATGACGGCCATGTAGGTCTGGTAGTTATTCCCGACATAGGTCTGCTTCCCCGCTGTGGTCGCGGTCGTGATGTCGTCAATGAGCAGGCCCTGGAGATGGGCCAGTTCCTTGACTTCATTCAGCTCGCTCCGCATGGCCTGCAGCTCGGCCGCGCGTTTTCGTCCCGGGATGAGATTCTTGATGTCCATCAGTAGAAGTCCTCTTTAGAGACCGAAGCATAGCCGCCCCCGCCCTTGGGTCTGGCGTCGTAGAAGGCGAGAAGAAAAGCGTCTGCCTCATCCGGGCTCCGGAAGCCGCGGGCTTTGTATTCGTCCTTGCTCTCGACAACGCGCCGGCCCTTCTTGTCGAGCTGCTTCTGCCGGCGGTTCACGAGTTCGGCCTGCAGCCGGTCGCTGGCCGGGCATGAGATCTCGTGGATGATCTTCCCGGTCTCGAACCACATTTCCGAGATCGTATTCGGATATTTATCGGGATCCTTGGCCTCGGCTCCGAAATTGACAGGCACGACGTTGTAGCCCTTGTCCTGCAAAATGTCCGTCACCCCGCCGCCAAGCCCCGTATCATCAACCTTGATCCGGATCGTTTTATTGAAGCCAGCAAACCGCTCCACTTCCTTAGCGATATAGACGAGCTTCGCCTTTTCGGGTAACTGCTTTGAGACCAGGGTCTTTTTATCTGTGACCTTGAGGCCTTTGCGGCGGTACATGACCGTGTCATCCGACCCACCCCTGGCCACGTCGACGCCGACCTCCTCCTGGCCTTCATCTTTGAAGGCAGGGTCCCCGGCATTCTTTATCATGGCCAGGACCTGGCTGAGTTTAATGATCGAGTCGGCGCTTGCGTCCGTGATCTCGCCCAGGACCTTGGTCTGATAAAGGATGGACTCCTCGCCCCATTCCTTCCGGCATTCTTCAATCCATTTCGGGCTTGCGAGTTGGTAGGCGAGTGCGGCCGGCCCTATCCACTTAACGCGGAAAATATCGGGGCGCTTCGGATCCGGGATCTCGATCGACCTAAACTTCTCGCCCGTAATGTACGGTGAATGGAAGGCCGAGATGTGGATCCGGTTCCAATCGCTCGTCTCGGTGCTGAAGATCTTATGAAAGGGCTCCCCTACCTGAACACCATCCGTCGTGCTGATAGCGAGCCATCGGCAGAGGCCGCCCGTCATGCCGCCTCGCGCCGAATCCCATAGCCAGGTAGGGAGCCCCTTGGCCTCATCGAAGATGAAGAGGATCGCCGGCGCGTGCCAGCCTTCGGCCCGGGCCGGCTTGTCCGTAGAAAAGCCGAAGGCATAATGATCTTTCTCGACCGTTTTGATCTCGGTCATCAGGCACTCGCCTTCGAGGGCGATGCGGCTCCGGGAATAGATGGCATTGATCTCCGCCCAGAGGAGCATTTTTATCTGTGGGAAAGTCGGCGCCGTGGTGATCACCTTGGAGTTCGGAATGCAGTTCAAGAACCAAACCACGATCTCGGCCGCAGTGTAGGTCTTGCTCACGCTATGGCAAGCCCGGACAGCCGTCTTTTCGTACTTGAGGACCGATTCCAGGATCTCCC